GCTCCTAGCTGATGCTGTGGTTGTAGCTGAAGTGAACGTTCTTCTTGCTCGATGCAGGGTCGGGCGTGTCGAAGGTCTTGCGCGCGGTCACAATGTAGTGGTTCAGCCCGCGCGTGGCGTCGCGCTGGACCTCGACGACGGCCCCGCGACGGGCGCCGACGAAGAACCGGGACGTGTTCACAACGAGGACGCCGGTCTTGGTCTTGGTGCTGTCGTCGTAGATGCCGCTCGTGTTCAGCTCGTTGCTCATGAACTCCGAGATGATGACCGGCATACCGCCGACCGAAGCGATCTGGCCCGTGAGGACGGTCGCCTGGGGGCCGAACTTGTCGAGGGTGAGCGTCTCGGTAAAGTTGAGCATCTTCGCCAGGTAGTACTCGGGCGAGGTGACGCACACGACCGAGTCAAGGCCGAGCGGCGAGTCAAGGGTCGCACGCTGCGAGAGCAGGCCGGCGAACGTCTCGGCGCCCGAGCCGTCGGAGGTGTTGCTCACGTCGGCGGCGCGAGCCCGAAGGCCGACGAAGGCGCGACGGTGATCGGCGCTGGTGCCGAGGCCCGAGGAACCCCAGCGGGACCGAATGTCCCAGCCAGAGAGGCCGGTGTCCTGATGCGTGCCGGTGTCGCCGTTGATGACAGCATCCTCAAAGCCGTCGACCAATGCGGCGACCAGCTCGTCACGGAGGATCTCCTCGACCGCAACGATGCTGTCCTCGGAGGCGTCGTCGTCCACCTGGACCCGCACGGCCCAGCTGTTGGCGGTGATGGTCTTGGAGTCGGTCGTGAGGCTGGAGGCCGTGTACTGCGCCGGGTCGTCAATGACGCTCGCGCCCTTCAGGTAGGGGCGAAGGCCAACGGTCAGCTTCGGCATGATGACGGTCTTGTCCGACATCGGCATGACCCGGAACAGCGCCTCGACGCGGCGACCGGCGGTCACGTAGCGGTCGACCTCGGGGAGCGTGACGTCGGGGATCCACTCGGCGCCGATGTTGGAGCCGTCGCCGAAGATGCGCTGGAACCCGACCGGGGCGGCGCGGAGGTGCTGCGCGATGTCGTGGTCGCACTGCGGCGAGCGAGCGAATGACTCGGAGCCACGGGCGCCGGCGAAGAGGCGCACGAGGGAGCGGCGGGTGACGAGCTGCTGGAGGCGGCGCTGCCAGTCGCTGTACGTGGTCTGGTCGTCGAGGAGGCCCGTGCGGTAGACGCCGTCACGGCCCGTCTCGCCGGTCATGCGGACGGCCTTCTCGCCGCCTTGCTCGTACGTGTATCGCTCCACGATCTCGCGCTCGGAGGCGGTCTGGCTCTGCCCGGCCATCTTGGCCCGGTTGACCTCTTCGCTCATGGCGCGGACGCTGTCACGGACGGCCTGGACCGCCTGCTCCATCTGGCCGATGCGGCCGTCGTTGGCCTCGGCCGCGCGCCGGATCTCGGCGAGCGCCTGCTTGGCCTGCTCGGGGGTGTTGATCTCGCTCATGGTGAGATGCTCCTGTAGGGGTGAGGCCCGCTAGGCAGGCTGACTAGGTTGTACGTTGTCAATCGGCCAGCGTCAATGCTCGCCAAAAGTCGGCCGCCTCGACGGCCTCGCGCGCGTCGACGACGGCACGCTGGACCTCGGGGTCCGAGGTGAGCAGATCGAGCACCATCGCCCGTACTTCGGACGGGTCGGCGCCCTGCTCGCGGACAGGGAGCCCGGCCCGCGCCAGCGCCATCGGATCGGCGCCGACCGGCACGGCAGACAGCTCGAGGAGGGTCTGGCGCTCGAAGTAGAGGCCCGAGGACCCGGCGGCGGGATGGTCCTCCGGCAGCCGCGATCGAGGCGTCGCCTGGAGCGGCATCCAGCCCACGCTCACGGCGTGGAGAAAGCCCTCGCGGTACTGACGCGCGACGGTCGCGCCCATCTCGGAGCCCTCGTCCCACTCGACGTCAATCTCCAGCCCGTCGGGTCCGACCTCGGCGCGAATGGCCCGGCCGATCGGCGGCAGGCTCCCGTCGTGAGCCCACAGGATGACCGGGTTGCGCCGGTAGTCCTCGAGGTCCCAGCCCGACTGCTTGACGACGTGCCCGTCTCGGGCCTCGCCGCCCGTCGAGGCGAGAAACGACGTCACGCTGCGGCCGTCCTCGGCCCGCGTGGTGCTAGCGGTGATGATGCGGCGATGCATGGCGCCTCCTAGCGATGAGCGTACCCCGTGGCCCGGCAAGTGTCACCGTTCAACCGTGAGGAGCACGCCGCAGCGACAGTTGACGACGTTCGCCGCCCCTAATGACGGGTCGCCGGGCTGCATGCCTGTGGTCCCGTCGTCGAGCCGGAACTCCTCGTCGACGCCGACTGTTTGGCCGTTGGCCGCGACGTGCGTCTCGCGCGTGACCGCGTCGATCTCTGCCGACCACGTGCGCCGAATGCGGAGGCCCTCACCGGCCGCCGCTCGCGCTGCGTCATGGGCGCCGACGTTCGTGAACCGCGTGCTCTCGGTCCTGGCGATGCGTAGGGCACGCATGGGGCTAAACTGCGGCATGGTCAAGATGCGCGACTGTAGCTGCGCGATGCTCTCGGCCGAGTCGATGCTCTCGCGGATCGTGACCCGGAGCGCGTCGATGGTCGTCTGATGCACCTGGCTCACGAGCCGAGCGATCTCCGGGGTGCCCGAGGTCCGGTCGGGATTGAACACGAGCTCTAGCGGAAGGTCCGTGCGCGCGTCGTCGAACCCCAGCTCCAGCGCGCGAAGCAGCTCGGGCGTGAGCAGGTCGGTTAGCGCCTCCGTCTCAAGAGCCAGGTCGAACACTTCGCGTAACCTTTCGTCGGCCGTCGCTCTGGTCCAGGCCCGCGTGTTCTCGCCCGCCGCCTCGGCCACCCGACGCGCGAGGCCCCGGAGGTAGAGCGAGAGCTCCCGGCGTAGCCGCGCCTCGGTCGGCCCCTGCGCGCGCTCCACGTAGCGGGTCCAGCGGTCGGCGAGCGCGGCCTCGGTCGGAGGCTCGGCCCGCGTCAGCCAGTCCGCGAGCGCCCGGCCGCTACTCTCGCCCTCCGTGTCGGCGCCCTCGACGCCGTCGGGAGGCGTCAGGCCCTCGGCCCGGTACGCCGAGGCGAGTGGCACGCCCATCGTCCAGTGAAGCTGCACGCGCTGGAGGCGAGCGGTTGCGTCGGCCTGGAGCACGGGCACGTCGCTAAAGTCGCGCTTGACATAGAGCGTCGGGTCCAGCATCCGAGCGACGCGGGTGTCGGCGCGGTCCAGCTCACCGGCGAGCGGCATGATCGTGTGTTGCCAGTAGCCGCGCATCTGCTCGGCCGACTGTGCGTAGTTAGCCGTCGGCAGGCTCACGCGGGTAGGGGGCACGCCCGCCGCGCCGAGGACGCGGTCGCGGATCTCCTCGCGCATGGAGGTCACGCCGAGGTCGGCGTCGGACCACGACAAGCGCTCAAACTTCGCCGAGGCCGGCGCGATGCCGACGCCCCCGTGGTTCGTGTGCAGCATCCGGTCGATGGCGTCCCTGACTTGCGCGACCTGGTCCCGGCTCCACGCGCCGAGGTCGCCCTTGTCCGGCGTCACGATGTAGTCGGGCCGGCCCCGCGCGTGCTGCTGCGCCTGGCGCTGCCACGAGGCGAGGTCGGCGGCGAGCTCACGGTGAAGCGCGCGGATGAGGCCCTGGCCGTAGAGCCCCCGGCCGTCGTCCTCGTAGCTAGCGCCCCGGACGTGGAGCACGTGGTCGTAGCTGTACCGGAGCCGCGAGTCGTACACGTACACGTCCGGCAGGCCGTCGGGCGTCGCCTCGATCTCCACGCGCGCGGGGTGCAGGCGCAGCATCGAGAGCGGCTGGCCGGCGTAGTCGCTCACCAGCAGCGTGTAGCTGTTGCCCTCGAGGAGCCTATCGAGCACGCGCTGGCGGTCGAAGTGCGCCCGGCTGATGCGGCTCGACGGCTGCTCGAGGAGCGCGAGCGCGGGGTGGTCGACGACCTCCTCGTCCTCGGCGCCCGGCCGTCGACGGTACAGCCGCACAGGCCGGCTTCCGACGTCTTGGGTGATGGCGTTGCTCGCCGCGAAGATCCAAGCGAACGCGCTGTAGGCGCTCATCGACGTGAGCGGGTCGTACCCGTGAGGCTGGGGGTAGGGCGAAGCGTCGCCCCGGACAGGGACCACTTCGGTCGGCGACGTGCGCGAGAACCACGAGAGCACCCGCGACACGAGCCCGCGCCTCT